ATGATATACCTGTAGAGGAGACTATCACAGGTCATAAAAATATCTTTGACTTCTGCATAGGTGTAAAGAGTAACAAGGACTATCATTACGAATCAGTAGATAAGCTGGGCAATAAGAAGCTTTATCACTCAGTAGTACGCTACTTCGTCTCAGAGAATGGCAACAAGTTACTGAAGGTGAAGAATGCAGGATCTGAAGCAGATGGGGTAGATGTATCGGAATGCGAAGCAGGTGAATGGAAATGTACTGTAGCCAATACGGTTGATCGGGATGATCATATAAAATCATATAAGATCAATTACGAGTACTATATCCAGAAGGCAAAGGAAAGGATAGGTGATCTGGAAGCAGGCAGGAAGCGCAAGAGAATCCCCATTAACAAGAACCAATTAACACTATTCTGATAGGTAAAAGTCTTAAATATACGATTGTGAAAAATATGTTACGAGAAACTCAATGTCCTGAATGTGGCTCTTCTTGGGATGGAGGGTCTATGATAGAAACCTTTATCAAACAGCGCGAAGAAGGATATAAGGTTTGGGCAGGGATGAGCGATGCGGATATAGAAGCTTATGTCAAGGAGTCTTACAGCGAACCCTACAGATGGGGCCGCCAGATAGGAATTACAGATATGGGAACTGACAGAACGGAGTTTGTTGCATGCCCTGATTGCAAAGCTATGTTCGAACGATTTGGAGGTAAGAAGATAGATAGGAAATTTGAATATCCATCTAAAAACAATACAGATGAACGGACACTCTAAGCGGCTATTTGAAGAAGAGTATCATAGAGAACAAGGGTTTTTGAATGCAGAAAAGGAATTGATAGAGAAGCAGTTAATGCAGGAATTATTTGAAGAAGAAATGGCACAGAAGGCTGCCAAAATAGTTTTGGGCAAGCCTCGCAAAGCCGGTAAATTTGGTAAGCATGCAAAAATCAATCTTATCAGAAAAGTCTGCAGAAAGCCTATTCGACATAAGTATTGAAACCTTCGGGCAACTGCTACAGGACGGTCTATCACTGGACCAGATTTTCCTGTTGGAAAAGATCAGTAAAGGAATAGATATAGGGACAGGAGATAAAATAACTGCCCTTACACAGACCCTTCTTCGGAAGGGTTTGATCTCTGAGGAGGAGAAGATCACTAATCGCGGGGCCGTGATGCTATCCTCTCTCAGAGGTGGGCTACATATACGTACGGAGAAGGAATCATACCAGATAAAGGTTGAAACAGCATTTGACAGATGGTGGAAGCGATATCCTTCAGTAGATGTATTTGAACATAAAGGCAAGAAGTTTCAGGGCTCCCGGGGATTTAAACAAAAGAAGGAAGATTGTCGGCAAAAGTTCGATAAGATCCTTAATGAAGGTGATTACACAGCTGATGATATGATCAGGGCACTTGAATACGAGGTAAAACTAAAGAAAGAGGCTTCAGTCCAGTCCGGAGAGAATAAGATGCGTTACATGCAGAACAGCCTCACCTATCTTAATCAACGTACTTTCGAGAACTTCATTGAGATTTCTAAACAGCCTTCCCAAGTGAAGGGAAGTGCAGATACCTTTGATATATGAGACGGCTACACAATTATATACTGGATGAGGATAATAATCCCGTCCCGGAAGATGACGTGCTGAAATGGGCAAAATGGTTTGAAGAGAACAACCGGCAAATTGCAAGGGAAGAAATTGCAGGTATAACAATCTCTACTGTATTTCTTGCTATTGATCATGGGTTTTTCGGGAACCATCCTATATTATGGGAAACAATGGTATTTGGTGGAGAACATAATGGATACCAGAAGAGATATTTCACGCGCATAGGGGCACTCAGCGGGCACAACAAAGTAGTAGAAATGGTAAAAGAATCTTTAAATACATCTGATTATGGGCAAACGCCTGACGATAGAGGAAGCCAAGAGTCTTCCGACATGGCCGGAGATGAACCGTTTTGTTAAACATATACTCAACCAAGAAATGGAAGGAATAGATTACGAGATAGTTCCCTTCGAAGATAAATGGGAAGTTCATATCGAAGGTAGGAAAGTAGCAGAAATAGGGGTAATAAGAATGGATGATACAGCACCTCAGGATTCTATGAATTCGACAGACAAGACAAATCTCAATTAGCCATGAGAGATATACTTATAGTTATACCTACCAGAAGTTCTGGTGGGACGAGAGTACAATCTCTCGATAGACTGATCAAAAGCTGGAGAAAGACCACTTATGGTTATTCTGACATAATGTGTGCGTTTGATAAAGATGACGTACATAACTATACTGATATACTTCCACCACTCGGTCAATCGTGGGTAATGGACAGAATGCTCCTGGTAGACAAGCTTAATAAGGTTGCTACACAGCCGCAATTACTGGAGAACTACCATACCCTGTGTTTTGTAGGTGATGATGTGGTATTCAGAACAGATGGTTGGGATGAAGAGATTGCAGAATGGATGCAAGGGCACCACCCAGGAGTATGTTATTGTAACGATCTCCTTCAAGGTGAAAACCTGCCTAATAATGTCTTCATCTCCTCAGAGATAGTGAAAGCCCAGGGATATATGGTACCGCCTGTGATGAAGCATTATTACATAGACAATTACTGGAAGGATTTAGGCATTCGTCTGGGGAAGATCAAATACTTCCCTCATATAACCATTGAACATATGCACTGGTCCAATAACAAATCAGAGAAGGATGAGCTTTACTCAGAGAGCGAGAAGATGATGGGGGAAGACCGGGTTGCATTTGATAAGTACAGAGAAGAGAAATTTGATTCCGACATACAGAAAATTACTACTTATCATGAAAGATGAAACTCCTGGCCGGCGGATGACAACTGCCCAGGTAAAATCTATGAAAGCATGGCCTGAACTGCAGAGAGCTATACTGATAGCGATGCAGCAAACAGCTATGGATGCGAAAATAGATCTCGCAGATATAGAATTGGTTGAAGAAACATACCGATGGGTGATAAGAGCACAAGGAGAGGACATAATGGAAATCGACCCACGCGATATGGCAGAACATGTAAAAAATTAAATAACTATGACGGCAAAAGAACTCAGAGATTTCATTCTCACTAAAATGACAGCTGAAGAAGCACTCCTGAAGCTATTGCAATCCCATGTAGAGCATTATGAAAAGTTGAAAGTGCAGATGGAGAACGCTGAGGAAGGAGATAATCAAGGTAGCCCTATTATGATTATCGCAGCAGCTGCGATGGATCTGGGATGGCAAATCGCTGTTGAAAACTCCGAAGAGGACGCACCTGTAAGAGGATTATGTGTTGGTACGGGTGCATATCTTGATGCTGTATTAAAATAGTATAAGGTATGAAACATGTATTGATTACAGGTTGCGCCGGCATGATCGGCTCAAACCTGGCAAGACATCTTCTTGATAATACAGACTGGTATATTGTTGGAGTAGATGATCTGAGTGGGGGGTTCAAAGAGAATCTTCCTCTTGAATATGACAATTTCCAGTTTCATGTATCACAGGCAGGAGAAGATATAGTCCATAGATTATTTAACATTTTCGACTTTGAAGTGGTATACCATTGTGCTGCTTATGCAGCTGAAGGACTATCCCCCTTCATCCGCAAGTTCAATTACACAAACAATGTCGTAGAGACAGCTGCGATTGTAAATCATTGCATAGAAAATAATTCCAAACTGATCTTTTTCTCATCTATTGCAGTGTATGGTCATGGCAATCCGCCATTTAGAGAGACACATGTTCCCAAGCCTATAGATCCATATGGGATAGCCAAATATGCCTGCGAGATGGACATACGTGCAGCATGGAAGCAGCATAAGCTCAATCATATCATAGTACGACCTTTCAATGTGTATGGGGAACGGCAGAATATCTGGGACAAGTACAGGAATGTATTTGGCATCTGGATGTATAATAAACTGCACGATCTTCCTATCACTATCTACGGAGATGGATCACAACGAAGGAACTTCACGTACGTAGGCGATATACTACCAGTGCTGGGACAATTTGGGGACAACTCTTATGGAGAGGGGATTTATAACCTGGGTACTGCAGTAGGAGAATGTTCCATTGCAGAAGCAGCACAGATATTTTCTGAAGTAGTAGGTGCATGTGCGATAGAATTTCTTCCTGAAAGGCACGAAGTACATACTGCATGGCCGGATGTAACAAAGTGCCAACATCTGATCAAAGATCACACTTCTCTCAGAGAAGGACTATCATGTATGTGGGCGTGGGCCCAGCAACAGCCCAAAAGGGAAAGGAAGAGCTTTGGTGAATATGAGATCACTAAAGGTATGTATAACGTATGGAAAGATTAATTATTTAAAAACAGTATAAGGTTATGACAGAGCAAACAGAACTTCTACTTCGACTAAGCGGCACAGCAGTAGTTACACTACTGGTCGTCTCAGGTGCAACAGCTGCTATTCATAACTCATTATCTACAAATCACAGGCTATACCCATTCACAAAAGAGGTATGGAAGTGGTGCCTGTATATAGTAGTAACTATTGTGGCACTATGGATCCTTTCCGCAATTCTAAATTTTATATGGACAGCAGATTCAAAGACGTTCAAATAGACGCCGTAAAATTCTGGCCTGGGGGGATCACTATACAATGGTCTTCCCAGACCCTCGGATTCGGAGAGATAGTTATCAGCAAAGACGAACAGGATGGCGTAATGATCGACAGTGAGTACATGAGCAAAGAGTTTGTAAAAGCAGTCTTTATTAAACTGGCTGACGAAGCCACTTATTAAAACTACCTATATGGGAGCAACTGGAGCAGTAAAAACAATAGTCTTCAACTTTATCCTTGACAAAATCGGAGCGACAGAAATGAATAGTCTGATAGATGTAGAGGTTGATAAAGAGCTCAATGAAATATACTTCAAGCTGGAAGACGGATCAATCAGAAGTATTGTCGTCGTCTCTGCAGGATACGACGAAGAACTAAAACGTGAATATTATGGATCTAACGGAAGATCTGATCGTAAAGATGGTTCGTAGAGATAGCCCTGATTACGAACCTGAATTCGCTGCAATGTATACTGATATAGAGCAGGCGATTATAATGTGGGATCTTAAAGGAAAGGATGCTGAGGAGCTCACTATGGAGATACTTATGATCTTTAACAAGCATATGAATAATGTCTGACTTTGATGATCTGATGGGTGACATCAACGATGGAATAGAGGGAAGAAATTCTGGAGTCCCAACGGGCTTTTCAAGATTGAATAGCCATGTCACCATAAGAAAATCTATGATATATCTGATCGGGGGATATACCGGATCAGGAAAAACAGCTCTTTTAGATGATGCCTTCGTGCTCAATCCTGTTGAGTGGTATTTGAATGATGAAGGAAAGAGCGGAATAGATCTGGAGATCATATACTGGTCTATGGAACGAAGGAAGAATTTCAAGCTGATGAAATGGATCAGCCGGCGAATCTTCCTGGATCATGGAATTATTATCCCTATCAACCGTATGATGGGGTGGTGTCCAAAAACAGAAAGGCTTTCTATAGAAGAGAAGAATCTTATAGAGACTTACCGGCAATATGTAGAAGCTCTCTCTGAGATCATACACATTAGGGCGTATCCAGAAAATCCGACTGGCATACGAAACTTTGTAAGAGAGCGAGCTCTTGCAAATGGGGAAGTTGAAATGGTCAGTGAACATGAAAGGATTTACCATCCACATAAACCCAATAAGATCATTCTTAATATATACGATCATATTGGTCTGATCAGAGAGGAGAAAGACTATAAGCAGAAGAAGGAGATCATTGACAAGGCTTCTAAAGATGCCAGGTATTTCAGGGACTTTTATGGAATACCCTCTGTAAAAGTCTCGCAGTTCAATAGGGAAATAGCATCGCCTCTGAGATTGAAGAGCGGTGATGTTGAACCAATGCTGGAGGACTTCAAGGATACAGCAACTACGCAGGAAGATGCCGATATTGTAATGAGCCTTTTCGATCCTATGAGATACAAGGTTCAGGATCCTGTAGGATATGACTTGTCGAAGCTCAGAGATGCACAGGGACGAAAGAAGTACCGTCTGCTTAAAATCCTAAAGAACTCCTATGGAAGTGACGATATACGAATAGGACTCGCATTCCAGCCTGAAATAGGTATGTTCCGTGAGATGAAGAAACTGACTGATACGACGGAAGATACTTACAATAGTATTATTGATAATAGTTATTTTCTAAGGGAACAATAATATGTTAGGAATAAATGTAATTATACTCCATAAAGACGATCCGGGCCCAGCTCTACCAGACGCGCAAGATGAGGAGACAGAAGAGCTATATATAAAAGATTTTGTTATTGTTGAGGAAGGGACAATGAAGAGAGGAATCTCTGTAGCATTTCATCTGATTGATGGTGATGGAAAACATTACCTCGCTCAGACAAGCGCCGCCCTGTTTAATAGTCTTGCTGAGAGTCTGAGAGGGGCGATGTATGCTTTTAACGATAAAAATGACCAACATGGGCAGGAGAAGGAATAAAAAAAAGGATAATAAACCCAGGCTCAGTGAGGGGGAAACGCCTCACTTTAATTTGCCAAAAAATGACTACTTTTTAGGATTTAAACTTAGGAGATTTAACGAACTTTGGGACTGGAATACACTGGAAGATGTAGATTTTTCGACATGGAAACAGGTAAAAAATTCTAATCAAAAAGATGGCGACAAAAGTTAAGATCAGAGACTACTACAAAATTCTGGTAGTAGGTCAGCCCGGAAAAGGTAAGACATATAGTTTCAGGGAGATGAATAAAGATAGGACAGGATTTATCAACGCAGAGAGTAAACCGCTTCCCTTTGAGGGAGCATTTAAGTATCACGCAAAACCCAAAAAGTTCGCAGGTGCACTAAGAGCTATCGAAGATTACTCAAAAAACAAAGATATAGACGTTATTGTAGTAGATAGCCTTTCAGCTATTTTCGACATGCTGCTGGAAGAGATGAGAAATAACTTCCGTGGATTTGATGTATGGGACAACTACAATAGAGCCATTACTAAGCTAATGAACCTATTGAAATCTGTTGAAAAAGAGATGGTAATTACTGCTCATTATGAGATCATCAATATAGAAGGTGAGCCAGAGAAACGCGTCAAAACGAAGGGTAAGGAGTGGGAAGGAATGATTGAGCGTGAATTTACCCTGGTGGTATATGCGGAAAGCAAATTTAAGGACGACAAACCTGAATTCTACTTCAAACTGGTAGGAGAAGGAATGAGTACCAAATGTCCACCTGCAATATTTGGAGAGGGTGTATATAGAATACCAAATGATGCGAAATTCTTAGTAGAGAAGGCTGTTGAGTTTTCGAAGAAATCAGAGACAGAGATAGAAAAAGAAGATGAAGTCTTTTCATAAGTAAACCATTTATCTATGAGTGCAGTACAAGGACCAAAAAGGGATCCAAGTCAGTTCGCTAAAGAAACAGGGTTTTTCGAGGCGACAGTTTTATGTGTAAATCCGGATAGAGAAAAGTTAGAAGAGTTATTAGGTACGCAGATCGAAAAAGATCCAGAGTATTTAGGTGAAGATGAAAAGGGGAATACTCAGCTCCAGTTAGTTTTCTGGGTAAAAGACAAGATGTTAGGTAAGATCAAAAGTGTGCGCTTCTTTCTCAAGGATACAGTCGTTGAGAACACAGTGAAGGAGGGTGAAGAGAAGACAAAGACCAAAAAGAAGCAATATATTAATTCTGTAGGTGATACTACATGGGCAGATTCCGAAGCAAATCTGCACGACTGGTTCAAGAAAAGAGAATATCGTTTAGCGAAGGATGGAGAAGAAGAGATGTATAATTTCATGAAAGCATGGCTTAACAAATTGGATTTACGTAACGATTCAGCAAGGCTTTCGTTTGACTGGAATAAGTTGATGAGAGGTAATGTGCGCGAGATCGCGGAGCAAATAGGCAGTGGGTATGATGAGTCAGTAGTATTACTGAACGTTATACGTTCTGTCACGAAGGACGGTGAGCTCAAAGAATATGAGCAGGTATATAATAAAGAGTTCCTTCCAGGATTCGTAATGAAAGAGATCAGGCTCAAGAAAATAGATACAGCATTTATAGATGCAGCAGAGAAGACTGATAAGAAGAAGAGGAGCAAGCTGCAAAAGTTCGTTCTGAACGCTGTGAATAAACAGTATGGTATTAAAAACTACTATACTTTGGGGCCGTTGCAGGAGTATGATCCTTCTAAGAATCCGGTAGCTGGAAATAATTCGAAGATTGAAGATGATGATACCAGCTATTAATAGATAAGAGTTTCTATTTTTTAATTCATAGGATAATTATTAGCAAAACGCCCTGTGTTTTTACATGGGGCAATTTTTTCACAAAAATATTTTATGGCAGATATAGCAATTGTTCTCGCCAAGATAATTTCAGAGGAGGTTCTCCTTGATATACTTATAGACTCCTTACGGGAGTATAGAGCAACTCCTAATGACGAGACAAAGAAAAGGATGACGACAGCTCTCGGACTGACTTCCCTGAAATTTGCCTCTGAGAAGATGACCTTATCCGAGACGTCTGCGGAAATTGATCAGATAGCTAAGATCAGGGAGATGTTCAAATCTACGAATTGATATGCCAGTCAGTGGTCCGATTAAAATAGCTCTTACACTGGATAATATATTGAGGGCAGTGAGCGAGTATGACATATATAGATACTATATAGGGCATGATTTCCAGTTTGGAAAGGCTTTTCTATCTCCTCTGAGAGAGGATGATAAGATGCCGAGTTTTGCAGTGAATATATCCAAGACTGGTGGATTATTCCATCTCGATTATGGGGATCCTCTCAAACGTGGAAGATGTGTTGACTTTGTAATGCAGTTATACAATACCAGTTATGATAGAGCATTACTCATGATTGACCAGGATCTGAAAGTAGGTATAACATCAGGGAAAGGTAGCCAGGGAGTTGTAAGACCGAAGCAGGTAGTAATCCATGAGAAGGAGCCTGCATTTATACAAGTTGTCACCAGAAAGTTTGACAGTGCTGAGTTGGCCTACTGGAATCATTACCACATCTCAGAGAGAGAGCTGAGAGAAAATGAGATCTATGCTATAAAGCGCCTGTATGTAGACAGATTACTCGTAGGCTATACACCAGGTACGCTACAGTTTGGATATCTCTTTGAGGACAAATGGAAGATCTATAGACCAGAGCAGCCAAAGGACAGGAAATGGATCAGCAATGTACCTAATGACTACATGAGTGGAATGCAGCGTATTACATCAGGCTGCAATGTAGCTGTAGTAACAAAGAGCAAAAAGGACGAACTAGTGCTTGCTAAAATACTACCTCATGTATGCAGTGTGCAAAGTGAAAGTATTGTCTCTATCAACAACCATAATATCCGTCTTCTCAGAGAAAGGTGCGGAAAGGTATTCGTAAACTTTGACAGTGACAAAGTAGGTGTGCAGGCTTGTACTTACTACAACCAGTTCGGATTTGGATGGGTGAACTGTCCATGGGGATACCAGAAGCCCAACCAGGAGTGGATAAAGGACTTTGCAGATCTGGCCAGATACTATGGAATGGATGAGGTAATCAAACACTTTAAGTTGAAGGGTATCATATGAACTACGAAAAAGTAGCACCATTCTTGGGGGATTGGGCCCTCAAATTCAGACCATTTATAGAATCGGAGAAGTTCGATGAGATATTTGCATTCCTTAAACAGCAATCGAGAAAGCCCCCTGAGGGAGAGGGGAAAGTCATATGCCCCGCATGGCACGATACGTTCAGGGCTTTTAAGGAATGCTCATACAATGCGTTAAGAGTAATCTTTATTTTACAGGATCCTTACCCATGGATTAAGGATGAAAAGTTTGTCGCTGATGGTATGGCAATGAGTTGTTCCAACACTGGAATGTGCCAGCCATCACTTAGTACCTTTTATGACGGAATGGAAGATGATTTAGGAGAGGATGTACCGCACATGCCAGATCTTTCCTACCTTGCACAACAGGGAGTTCTTCTGCTTAATACAAGCCTTACAGTAGAGCTTAATAAACCCACTTCACACAAGGGTTTATGGGATGGGTTTATGGACTATATGATCCAAGAGGTTATAAACTTCTATAATCATGGGCTTATTTATGTATCTTTTGGAAAGAATGCTCATATCACTGCCAAGGCTATAGTACCTTTTCTGCACTGGGGGTTTGAGGTAGAACATCCTGCAGCAGCAGCCAGAGCGGAAAGGAAGTGGGAACACCAGAATATCTTCACCAAGATCAACAGGATCTTGCACGATTGTAACAACGAACAGATAAACTGGATTTATGGACAGACTGCATCAACACCTCCAATCTCTGGACGTAGAAAGAGAGAAGAACGAAGCTGAACAATGGGCTGAGGGGTTTATGAAGACTATTATAACTCCCGGAAACATGATAATGTTCGAAGAATCATTTTATGAGCTTGTTATGACAGGAAGATCCGAGACATGGATACAACGTGATCTGGAAGATCAGATAGCCGAAGAAAAAGCGGCTCAGACATCAGCACAAAACCAAAAGTCAAATATGGCAAGACAAACAAAGGACATCAAAATTCCAGAGGTACTGGAACTGTTAAAAAAAGGATATACCAGATATAAGAAGGATGATCAAGGCTTCGGAAGTATACAGGAACACTATAGTCTTACTATAGTGGAAATGGCAGAGGTTGCCAGACATCCAAAACTCAGGGGTAAAAAAACAAAGTTCCCCAGCAGGATTAGATTGATAGATGAAGATGAAGCGCTTAAGCAGGAAGAAACAAAAGCAGATGAACCAGAAGTAAGACAGGCAGAAGATGATGTATTTAGTTAATTAAAAAACCAAGTTGTATGTCAAATCAAATCGCAGTAGTTAGGAAAATAACTGTCTACAACACCTCGGCACAGAACAATCAAGTGATCGAGTCCTCAGCAATGACATGGGAGCAGCTCCAACAAGAGCTGGAACGCTCAGGTATCCCCTATTCGGGCATGCGGGCAGTAGTAGGTGAGAACCAAAACGAACTTATTACAGGTCAGAGCACGCTCATGGAAGGAGACATGACATTATTCTTAATGCCTCGTCGTGTAAAAAGCGGAAATAACTTAAGCCATCTGGTAGATCCAGATGGCATTCACTACAACGAAGTAGATTGGACAGATATGTTAGAACATGTGGATGATTATCAGTTCATCACCCATTATGATCTCGCAATGGCATTGCAGTTAAAAGCTAAACATCACATAGAGCTGGCATCCACACACTTTGGAATTGCTGAGCAATTGATAAGAAATGGGGCAACTGGCGCATTAGCCGATGATGATGATGATGATGACGATGATGAAGATTCTTACGATGATGATTACAACGACGATGAAGACGAGAACTATGAAGAGACTGAGGAGCAGCGGGCAACGCCAGATAAATTTGACTGGGGATTCCAGACAGTAAAGACTGTCGATCCAGAGACGGCAAGGCTTCGGGATAAGGCCCAGGAGATCGAGCGAAATATGCAATAATAAAATAGTAAAGAGGGCTTCGGCCCTCTTTTCATTTAAACCCGTTTTATGGCAATACTAAAGTTATCAGAAAAGAAACAGCAGATAGTCGAGAAGGCCATTAACCGTTTGGTTGAGAAGACAAATATGAATGTGTATAGGACGATCAAGAAAAAGCTTGTAATGACCTTTGGCGAAGACAACGTACAAATTGCTAAAATGGACGAAGAAAACATCTGTCGCAGGCTCAGAGAGTACGGATATAATGATACTAACATTGTTGGGGCAGATGATAATGGATTTACTCAACGTGTTGACCAGATAGTCCATACATATCATGCTATCGTTAGAATCCCGGAGTTCACAATAAAAAACAGTCGTGGAGGTAGTGTAACAATCCGGGATATGTTCGTACGCATACAACTGGCTCCGGACGGAAAACTTGCTCATGGAGGTCTGGAAGGAGTAGTTACTACCTTTACAAAGGCGCAGGCTCGCTATGGCTATATGCATTCCCATCTACTGGCCGTAGCTATTTCAAGAGGTAATCATCCAACATTTAATACATTTTGTCTTGGCACAGGACAGATTAATCAGATAATAGCACTCTTACGAAGAGAGTTTAATGAGATAAACTTCCAAATGTTCTGTTTGCACATTAAGAACTTTCTGGAATGGGAATCCCTCGAAGGAAATCCATACTGCAGATTCGGAGATGTTCAGGAGACTGTAACTACTATTCCTATTAGTACAGTAGCATCACCATACTTCATACTCGTCTCTGAGATGCTCAGGAAGGAATTCTATAAACTACCAACTGACAAATCCAAGGAGCTTATATCTATCCATCCTGACACATATGAAATCCATGTAGAGCCGACAGAAGATCTGGAGAAATGGGCAGCTGATGCTATACTATCGAAACAGGGAGTTCTGATTGGAATGAATATAAATCCGAGCGATCTGCTGGCTGTTAAAGATAGTACTGGTATA